ATTGCAAGACTAGATGTTCTTGACCAATTTGATAAATTAAACCAACCACCAACAGCAATAAAATTATTACTATAAGAAGTCATTGGATGAGCATCAAATTCAAACCAAATATTCTCTTCTTGTGTCCAAAATAAAAACATTGGGGACTTCAATTGAAGAACTGGTTTTGGTGCAGTAAAATAAGTCTCCTCATATTGTAGAAGATCCTGGTTATCACACCTAACATAGACTCCATCTGATGTTCTGTCAACCCTGGCTTCAAAATCAATAGGAGAATGTGCCACAAATATCCTGCTATTCTTATGATGAACAACAGGACATTGGGAATAGATATACTCCTCATCAAGTTTTTCTTTAACAAGACAATCACCAGGAGTATCAACTCCAAAATAATGTATTTTTTTGACTGACATTACATACCTAGTTCTAACTTAGTAAGAATGTATTCTTTAACTAATCCTGAACGGACAATATCTTCCACTCCAAACTCAACGATGTCAACTGAGGACATATTACGAAGGATCTTCATGAAATCTATGATACCATTTCTCTCATTAGTCTTAATTAAATCAGACTGAGTGGCATCCCCACAGAACATAATCTTAGAACTCTGACCTACCCTTGTCATTATACTATCAAGTTCGTGAAAGTTCAAGTTCTGAAATTCATCTACGATAATAATAGCCTTATCAAATGTTGTACCTCTTATAAATGAAGTACTCCAAAATGAAATTGTATCCTGTGCTTTTAGATTACCATACAGCATCTCAAAGTCTGCTTGTGTGGGCATCTCAAACATATACTTTACCATATTCTTATATGGTATCTGATACAAGGAAGACTTATCCTCATGATCTCCAGGAAGAAATCCAATTTCCCTAGTAGAAACCAATGATCTTACAATGTATATCTTTTCATATGGTGTATCTGGATTCAATACATCACGCAATGCATTATAAAGAGTAATGAAAGTCTTACCAGTACCAGCAACACCATAAGCAATCAGATTCTTATCTGCTTCATAAGCATTGTATAAGATCTGCTGGTTATCTGTGAGGGGTGTGATATCCCTCATTGTATCCGTATTAATAGGTTTCCTTCTCTTCATCTGCTTGGCCGTCATTCCGACACCGATTGGTTGATCTGATTTCTTTTTACGTGGCATACTTAGAATTGGTAGTCGCGGTTTTTAGTAACGTTAGCACCAGGCTGACGGGATGCTCTGTCTAGGATCTCATTCCATCCCCCAGAGTTTGCTTCTCCTCGCCAACCATCTAACTCCTGAGCACTAGCGACTCCAGCTTGCCAGTCCTTATCCCACTCAGGATTGTCCTTGCGCCACTGGTCATACTCTTTCATTGTCATAGAGAGTTCTTTCTTCTCTTTTGATTCTTTATGAATCACTGGATATGTTGGCATAATAAGATAATATTGTAAATTTATTTAGACCCAACCAAGGGCTTCTGATACTGCAGGGAACTGTTCGGTAAATACTGACCTACATTTCTCTGCAATAACCATATGTTCTTTCTGAGTTCCGTGTGCAGAACGTAGATTAATATAATGTATCCACGAACGACAAGAACCAGTCATATAGATCCTTGTAGGAGTGCAAAGAGGTAGTACCATTCTAGCACACTCTTTAGCAACACCAACCTCAAGCATCTGATTATATAATGAGAAAGCAGAACTGAATAATGTTTCCATCTGTTTATTAAGTTTCTCTACTGCCTCTACATCCAAATCATCAATACTATTCTGTCTATTCTTATCATCCTGCCTACGAAGTTCTGGTAGATCAATCTTACCAAGGAGTTTACTGTCAGCATACCTCTGTGAGAACTCTTGAAATGTAAAGGATCTATGACGTAGTATCTGTGCAGCAATAGCACGAGTAGTCTCTATCTCTAGGGTCATAGAGGACTGTTCAAACACAGACCAATGATTATGCTTAATACAATACCCTAATAGACCAGCAAATTTTTCATTGTCCTGGTTATTTGGATTAGAGACCCTAGCAATATATGCCATAGTCTTTTCTGCATCTGGTGTAACACTAACCAGTTTCACTTGTTCTTTCATATTAGTCTGGGTATCCGTCGTCATCTTCAAAGACCTCATCGTAATCTTTCAGGTGGTTTACTATCTCTTCATAGTTTTGAGGAGAATAGGCTTCGACATCTGAATAAACTTCAGACTCTAGTTCCTGAACGATCTCCTTGAGAGCCATGACTAAGACTTTTAATTTTCCTTTGTCCATGTTGTTCTCTTTCCCACTAATTATATGACAAAAAAAGAGGAGTGTCAAACACTCCTCTTAAACGTGTATGTAAGTCAGTTACTTACCTCGCACATACAGTTTTAGATTCTGTATGCTTGATGCCTCTGTAAACTAATGCAGAGACTTGCTTTTGACAAGTTTGCTTGTCATTAGTATCGTACTTGATACCACGGTAGGTTACTTGTGCCATTGTGTTACTCCTAAAGTAATTGGGTTTTTAATCCGTTCCTTTAGTCGTTTGCGTCCCAACAACCAGCTTCACTATTGGTCTTAATAACCTCAATCAACTCAACCTTCTGTTCTTGAGGAACATTTCTCGTAGTAAATTTCTCAATGAGAGATTCTGCATCTGAGCAAGAGAGAGTTGATGCTAGAAGGATGGGTATCATAGGGATGAACGCTCCGTTCCGCGACTTACTTGCGACCCTTATGGGTTGAACGATGTGTTAATACTAACACACATATACTATCTATGCAAGTAACTTTGTATATTGTAATACAATTTTTATATTATCTTAATCTTTCAGCAATACCTGCTGCAGATTTGTTTGCTCTTGTCAATTTATACACCCAAATCCGTTCCAATAAGGTCACTGAACGACCCAATCGCATCCTGCAACAGATCTCAGTGAGTTTTAATCGGTTGTCTTTGCTTAACATATTGTATTGCCTTTGGTAATAAGTAGTATTCTTTTCGTTGTATTGCTTTTGTTAATGATTCTATATCATCCTTGGGAAGAATAGGAACCTCTTCCTGTAATATAATTTCACCTCCATCCAATTCCTCATTTACATAATGAACACTCACTCCAGTCATCTCATCTCCACTTTCAAATGCTTGTTCTATTGCATGGAGTCCCTTATACTTAGGTAGTAATGAAGGATGCAAGTTTATAATTTGATTAGGGAAAGCATCAATTAACTTGGGTGTTATTATTCTCATCCATCCTGCAAGGACAATAAGATCTACCTTCCAAGCTCTCATAATATCAATTATAAGATGCTCATCCTTACTACTAATCTGAGTATGAGGTATCCCTAATTTAGTTGCCCTCTTTGCTGCTCCACACTTCTTCTTGTTATGTACCATCACTACAACTTCGTCCTCTCTACAGGTACGAACTATATTTTCGAAGTTAGTTCCGTTGCCAGAACACATAACGCCAAGTCTCATTTTTTTCTAAGCGGATGTATAGAGTAGTTATAATCCATATGATTAAGGAATGAAAGAAATGTTGTCAGTCTCACACTTATAATGGAGGGTACTCATTTTTAATTTCTTCATCTGTTTTTTCAACAGCAAACTCTTTACATAATCTCTCTACTTGTTTTCTATCAAGGCCAGCAAGTGCTCTATTATTATCAAGACATTTATAGATACATTCTCTATCACTAATAGGTTTCCTCTTGGTAAACCCATGCTCATCTAACTCTTCAACACTTGCCTCTAAGTGAGATAAATCTTGTTTCTCTGAGGGATTTTCGTAATTATGTTTACTCACTGGTAATAAGAAGGTTTATAATGTGGTGTATAATCTGGTTCATCTTCTGTTACTGGATGCTTATACTGTTCTGTATCAAAGTAAGATGTATAATGGAAGTTGCCTTCTCTCTCATCTAATACTTCATGGATAAGAATCTTTAACTCTTTTGCATACTCGTGTGTGAATAGTCTCCTTGGTTTTTTAATTGCAGGTACATATACTTGCTTTCCTGATGACTTAGCATTAGGATCAGTGGGTCCACTCATCCCCTGTGTGTCTATGTAAGATCCTGGTTTTGGTTTGTTGCTCATAATGGCCTCCCATTCTTATCAAGTAAACCAAGTCTCTTTACTTGTCCTAAATTAGACTTCTGACCTCTCTTAATCTTCTTATACTTCTTAATCAATTTATCTACTTCATCATTAGGTATATTAACCTTCAATTCTTTTGCTTCCTCTTCCTTACTAACAAACCCACCAAACCCCTTTGGAGTAACAACATTATCCTTATCATCTATGTAATCATTAATACCCTCCTGAATCTCATCTCTAATGAGTTCATTTAT